GGTTCTTGTCATAGATGTGTACTATTTCTTTTCTACTTTCATAGTACACGCTATTAGATTGTAATATTCGTTTCATACGACCTAATGCGCCCAAATGATTTATGTAGTTATTGATTGGCTCATCTACGATAAAAGTAACACCTACATCAAGCCGCCTGACTGTAGCGTTATCAAACTGCAAGTGAAGTGCATCACTTAACTTATTTATTGCTAACTTTGTATCGTTACAAGTCAGAGTGCAATAATTGTTACCAAAGTAGTATTTGCAAAGTGAACCATACCCAACTGTCACATCAAAATCGTTCACATGCACGGTAAGATTATCAAGCATGCCTGTAACATACTCTTTGCCATCTTCACAATAAGTATGCCTTACAGAGTTGAGGTATGGTGTAACTTCTTCGATGAAATTACACCGACCTCTAACGTCTGCTTTAGTCAGTCTAAAGTTGATGGTGTCATACATATTATTCCCAATTTTGAGGATAAAGTATGCCTTACTATAGGCAAATTCGATTACAAGCTATCAAACAAGCTCGGATTAGCCGCCTTGATTTCTTGCCTTAGTTGTTCTATTTCTCCATCATAATAGCCTTGCATAAACGCGATACAAAGGTCACGTCTTTTGTGCTTCATGCCTAATGCTATGAAGATTTCAATGTGGGTGTAATCTTCGCTTGTAACAAAGATTAGTGCATCATTAGAGCCATTTACATCACCATAGCCAACAAGCCTGTTATTCGTATCAGGAATAAACACACGGCTTAAGTTTGTTCCATCTGATAGAGTGATAGAATGGTTGCTTTCATCGCGTGTGCTGTTGCCTTTGAACTTGGTCGGCACATTCACAACGTGTATTTTAAACTTGCTATCATTCGCACGTTGTTTCAACGTTTCAAACGCGCGGTAATTGCCTGTTGATGCAACACAATCATAACGCGATTGTGATTTGTTGTTGGTCGGCTTAACCATAGTGTATAAGCCTGTGAAAGTCGGTGTCATTTTAGCCCCCCTTTCATGCAATATCTTGCTGCTGCATCGTTTAGCTCTTCGGTGGTGGCAATTCTGTGGCGTTGTATCCATTGCTCCAACTCAACGCGGTTGAAGTAACACATTTTACCCATCGGCTTGTAATGTGGAATTTCTTGTCGCATTGTTAGTTTGTACAGGTAACTTTTAGATATACCCATGTACATTGCTGCCTCATCGGTAGTTAGTACCTCTTTGGTGCAAAACAGGGTTTTTGCCGTTATTAGGTCGGCAACCGCTTTTATTTGTTCATCACTCATAATTCTTTGAGTTTTGAAATTAGTAAATGTGGCTCGGGGTTGGCACGTCTGCAAATCCTTTGCCACGTTATCTCTGTTATCCGATAACGTCACAAAGTTATGTGTGATAGGTGTAAAAAAAGTAGAGAACACTAGGGAACTTTCCCTAGTGTTCTACAGCTAAACATCTGATATGTCGGTTATTTAAACAATGCCAATATTTTTTCTTGGTCGCGAACTTTCCCTACTTGTTCTCTTGATTTATATCTACATTTTGATAGTCCTTTCATATCCCACCATTTCTCAAATATGCTGTATCTATTATAACCCACTAATTCTCTATTGTACAATTCATCTGCAAGTAAAGCTATCATTGCTTTAGTCATTAAATGTGTCGGTTTATAATTATCATCTAATAATCCCGATTTTAAAGCTTTGCATAGTACATCTTTAACCTGTTCGGTATTTAGCTCTTTTGGAATTAACGCCCCATTGCTTTCAATTTGCACATAGCTTGATGATGTGGTTCTATTGGGTTTGCTGCTTGCTTGGTCGGTGTTAGGGTTGCTTGGCAAAGTAACAACCACATCCATCCGAATGTTATGCACACGCTTGGATAATGCTTGCATTGCATTGCCTACCATGTCTGCTACTGCATTAGCTTTGTCAAACAATCTATGTATTCTATTTATAAACCTAATGTAATCGCTATCGTTTTCAATATATTGATATAATTCATCATAGTCAAGTTGTACTATATCTTGATTTCCCTTTTGGCAAATACGTTGGATAAACAAATCTTTTATATAATCCAACATTTCCCAATTGCCATCACTTAATGAAGTTGGAAAGTGAGTTAGATAATTATATCCATTATCATACATTAGCATTGCTTCTGCTTCATTGTATTGTATGATAATATTTTGAATTGTATCATCTTTAGTAACTTCTTTGATGATACACTCCTGATTGATTGTATCTAATTCTTTCCTCAATGAATTGATACGTTCAATAATCTCATCAAAGCTCTGTGTTTCAAAGTCGGTGCATCGGTAAATATCCAATACACGCTTAATCAGTTCAATATATCTCCTGATTGTTTCCATAGCCCAAAATTAGAAGTAAAAAATTTTATCGGGTGTGACTGTCTTTTATCATACCCCCTCGGGGGGGGGGTGGGGGTACTATCTACCAACGTTCTCCACTGCTAACAATAGTTTTAAGATAGTAATAGTTATGCAATACCAACAATACTTCATGAAGTACAATCGGCTCTAAATCATCAATGTACTGTAGAATTGTGTCAGTACATTTGTGTATGTCTGCAAATCGCTCGCTATGTGATTGTTCGCGAAGATACATAATCCATTCGGCTGCATCCTCGCTCACATTGATAGTCACTTGTTTGGGTGTTTCCTGTGTCATATTGTTTGATATTATGATAGTTTTAAATTAGGTAAGCTATTCACTGCTTCACGCTTCAAGCTATCAACGGCTCTAACGTATTTCTCTGTGTGCTGCAAACTGCTATGCCCCATAAGGCTTGCAAGCGTTTTGATATTCGCTCCATTGTTGAGAATATTAGCGCCAAATGTGTGCCTTGCACAATGCCACGTGATATGTTTATCTATCTCTGCACGTGCAACCCAATGCTTCAACGCTTTGTTACACATTGTGTGACTTGGTAAATTAAATATAAGTTCATCGCGTTTGCCCTTGCCAATAAGCTCTAACAATTCAGGTGGCAAAGGTACATCAACACCGCTCGCGCTGCTGTGTCCTTTGGTCTTGTTCTGCTCAAATCTAAGCAACTTGTTAGAATAATCAATATTGGCAAATGTAAGGTCTTTTACATCACAAAATCTTAAGCCTGTGTACAGGCAAAATATAAACGCGTTCCTGATAATCGGGTTTTCTCCTGTGTAATGTGTGCTAATCAGTTGTACGATTTCATCTTCGCTTAGAATGTCTTTCTTAAGCATATTAATATCCACGCTAATAGTAACACCTGAACAGGGGTTCTTGGTGATTACATCATGCTCAACTGCATACTTGATGACCTTTTTAAATCGCTTATAGATAGTACTTGCACCCTCGCCCTTACTACGGCTCTGTAGATATTCTGTAAATGCCAACATCATATCTTTATCAATCCATTCAGGTTTGATACGATTTGCATATTTATTGTACTCGGGAGTATCTTTGAGAAAGTCTTTAAATCGGTTATAAGCCAACTTAATCAGTCTACAATCTCTTTTTGTGTATTTCTCAATGTACTCGGCAAAGTAATCAAGAAAGTTGATGTCGCGCTCTTTCTTTGTTCTGTATCCCTCGGTACTTTCCAATAATTGCTGACCTCGTTCAAAACGTATCTTTTTAGCCAATTCTAATATCGTTTTGTTTTCTTGTCGTTGGATTGGGTTGGGGTTGTGCCATAAATACAAGCTTAAATATTCGCGTTTGCAGTTTACACGCTTGTACTCTTTACCTGTCTTACTGCTTACCGACACAGTAAAGCCTAAATAGAAGTCTAAGAATAAACTTTCACGACCATTGCTCAACACCTTTGCTCCTAATTTTGGGTTGTCAGTGCTGTCAGTGCTTATCATATAGGTATTATCAGCCCTATATTTCACCTCTTTTGATTGTTTTGCCATATGAATTTATATTAGTTATTCTTTTGATTGCAAAGATAATACTTTATTTTCACACTGACAAACTCAGGTATAAATCAGGTATAAACAGGGTATAAACTTTTAATAAAATATGGTGTTTTTATTGCAATCAAATGAAAGCCACAAAAAGCTAACTAACTGATATACAATTGCATTAGCTTCCCTTGATTTCTTATGTTTTTAGGATTATGTTCCCACTTCGGGTACCGTGAACGGTTGATAATCTTCGGATTGTCAACCGTTTTTGTTTTATGCCTGTCTGCTTCATTTCATTTTTTTGTGTATATTTGCA